TTCCTCCAGATATGCTACGATAAGGGGATGGAAGGGATACCCATCTCCTTCGATATCGAAATAAAGCATTTGGAGCTGAACTGTTTTAGCCTCTCTTATAATGACACCCTAGCCATAAGCATCCCGCTTATGGGGCCAGGAGGAGACTACTTCTCCCCTGACCAAGAGGTGTCGATTATAAAATCCTTGGCTCGCCTCCTATCTAATCCGTCCATAAGAAAAGTAGGCCAAAACATTATCTTCGATACTCACTTTATGCTGCGGAAATATGGTATAAGATCCATCAACCTAGATGACACCATGATTGCTCAGCATACCCTCCTCCCGCAGCTTCCCAAGGGGTTAGACATGATTACTAGCCTCTGGACTGACATTCCCTACTACAAAGATGAGGGAAAAGAGTGGTTTGCCGGAGGGGGTACTTATGACAGACTGTGGGTGTATAACGGATATGATAGCCTGGTCTGCTCCGCATCATTTCCTCTAATCTTGAGAGACCTCTCAGGGCAGGATAACATTCCTGCATATGAGCGTCAGCTTAGCACCATCCAACCTTGTTGCTACATGATGGAGCGGGGAATAAAGGTGGATATTGTAGGTATGAGAGCCGCCAAGGCTGAGATGGAAGCCAGGGTAGCGTCCAAGAAGGAAGAGCTAAATAGCATTGTACAAAATCTGAATATCCAATCCCCTAAACAGCTCCAAGAATATTTTTATGGCAGATTGGGCATCCCGCCTATGAAGAACAAACAGCATAAGATAAGTGTAGATGCTGATGCCTTGAAGCGCATTGCTAGAAGGTATGGGGAAAAGGGAGCTAGGGAAGCCCGCCTAATATTGGATATCAAGAAGGAAGAAAAACTCTTATCCACCTACATGGCTGATGTGAAATTCGATGAGGATGGAAGGATTAGATGCAGCTATAATCCGTGTGGGACTACCTACTCCCGTCTTTCTTCGAGCAAGAGTATCTTTGGCACAGGGATGAATATGCAGAACTGGCCTCATTCCATGCTGAAATATCTCATTCCTGACGAGGGATATGTCTATTATGGCATCGACCTATCACAGGCCGAGAATAGGATTGTGGCTTATGTGGGGCGGATAGAACAGATGATTGACGCTTTTGAGACAGGAAAAGACGTTCATCGCCTAACTGCCAGTCTAATCTTCAACAAGCCCTATGATGAGATAAGCGACGAGCCGGGAAGTTGTAGCTTGGGGAATGGGGAAAGTACGGAGCGACAGTGGGGAAAGAAAGCTAATCATGGGCTAAACTATGACCTCGGCTACAAAACTTTCGCCCTTTATTATGATATGCCTGAGAAGGATGCTAAGTTTGTAGTACAACGCTATCATGCCGCCTATCCTGAGTTGCGCAGAAACTTTCATGGCTATGTAAGGAATTGTCTTCGTACTAATAGGATTCTTGAGAATCTTATGGGAAGAAAGACTCTCTTCCTGACAGATTTGACCGATGATACGTTCAAAGCTGCCTACTCCTGCATCCCACAAGGAACCGTAGGGGATGTAATCAATGAGAGAGGAATGGCCTTCTTATACTACAACTCTTCTATGTGTGAGGCTGAGCTATTGCAGCAGGTTCACGATTCCATCGGGTTTCAGATTCCCTTGAGTGCAGGATGGATGACCCACGCCAGGATTATACAAACCCTGAAGGACTCCCTAGAAACTCCCCTGACCACTCACTATGGACGTCAGTTTGTAATACCTGCTGATGTATGTATGGGGACTAGTCTTATGAAGGAGGAAGGTAAAGAGATAAAGGCAAAGAGATGGCCTTCCTCCCTGGAGGCTCTCGCCCAGGAGTTAGAGAATAACTGGAAGGCTTTGAATAGTTAGGCCAAAATATGGCCCCAAGGGGAGACAATGGATAGGAAGTTAGACAACTGGATAGACAGCTATATGTTGTTTACCGAGAATAGCGAACCGCCTGATATGTTTCGGGAGTGGTGCGCCGTATCTGTTGTAGCAGCGGCGTTACAGAGAAAGTGTAGGTTAGATTGGGGATCTACCACCTTCTATCCTAACCTATACATAGTTCTAACAGCTCCTGCAGGAAAAGCTAGGAAGGGCACAGCTATGGCCCCCGCCAGGCGATTCATCGACAAGATGGGCATTCCCTGTGCAGCAGAGGCTGTTACGAGAGAGGCTCTTATACGAACACTAAAGGAGGCGGAAGAGATGACTCCGATGGGAGATAATGCTCCTCCTATGATTCATTCCTCCCTTACGGTGTTCAGCCCAGAGCTTACTGTGTTCTTAGGCTATAACAACGTCCAGCTTATGAGTGACTTGACCGACTGGTTCGACTGCCCTAGCAAGTGGGTCTATCGCACCAAGACGGCAGGCACAGACGATATGACAGGAATCTATTTGAACCTAATAGGTGCGACTACCCCAGATCTTATTCGCTCCACTCTTCCGATGGATGCTATTGGAGGCGGTCTAACTTCTCGCATAATCTTCGTGTATGAAGAGAAGAAGGGAAAGATAGTTCCTTATCCATTCCTCTCAGAAGATAACAAAAGATTGGAGGAGGAACTATATTATGATATTGAGAGAATTCACTTACTGAAAGGACGTTTCACTTGTACTAAAACCTTCTTAGAGCTTTGGGGAGATTGGTACACTTCTCAAGAGGAAAAAAATCCCTTTGGCTCAACCTCCACAAGAGCCTTCGATGGGTATATAGAAAGAAGACCAACCCAGGTTCTGAAGCTATCAATGGTTATGAACGCAGCTAGGACTGAGAGTATGTGCTTGGATGAGATAGATCTTAGAAAGGCCATAGATCTATTAGAACGTACTGAGGTGAAAATGCCTAGGGCATTTGGAGGAATTGGAATGTCCTCTTCTTCTAATCTCACCTATCGCATTCTAGAGGCTATAACAATAAGCGGGGGACTTACTTTATCAGGTATCCTATCCCGCTTCATGTATGATGGGAATCAGGAAGAAGTTACCTCCGTTCTAAATACCCTCTCAGCTGCTGGAATTGTAAAGGCAGAAGTGGTAGGAGGAAAAACTATCTACAGCGCGACTAGAGGAGTTTAGCATGGACGTTTTGGGCCAACTAGCTATGGTATTGCACACCTTGGAATGTGATAAGGAACATCCTGACGACATTACCCTGCTCTTGAAGGAGAGAAGAGAAGGAGCATGTTATTTTTACTTGGAAGAAACCTTAGCTGAGGCAATGAAAGAGCCTGACCATCTCCTCTGGAGGAGAGAAGCAGAGAGCTTATGCTCAAAGCTGTCTCTCTCCCCAGAAGAAATAATCAGGCTTCTTCCTCAACTATTGGAAATCCGAAGAAAGATAGACGAACTTATAATGCGCTATCCTAATGCACAAGAGCTGGTGTCGCTCTTTGTGACTCACGCGCATCTCTAAGGCGTGCCAAGAATTCTGCTCTCTTTCTTTGGCTCTCCGAGTATTTCTGAGTCGTCTGTTGGAAGTCTTCAATCTCTGATTTCTTTGCTTCTTGGGTAATGCTCGGAGAACGAAGAACCTTTCTGAGGCGACTTTTTTCTTTGGCCAGCTCAAACTGATCACTCTTTGATCTGAGGACTAAGGTGCGTTCGGGCTGAATACTCCTAACCTTTATGCCTACTTGGCTCCCTATTATGGTTGACCAAGGCTTAGCTACCCCAAGGGAATCCAGCCCAGTTCTTCCCCCTCCAGGAAGCCACTCCGTCTCGATTGGTGAAATGACGCCGTGACTAACTAAGCCATCAATAAGAGAGTCCTGACTATACGTGTAGGGGATAAAAGGGAGGTTTGTAACTACTGAGTTCCACAAACCTTTCAAGTATTGAGATTGGGCTCTGTCTCTTATAGCCTCACTATCTAAATCTCCTCCGTCTTGGAAGGTCTGCCCAAGCTGCAAATTCTTCCCAGCTCCAGCAAACACTATTTGGCTGATAACTGGAGATTGCATCAGAACCTTGTTCAACAACTCTCCAACACCCAAGAAAGAAACATCCACATCTGAGACATTTCCCAACCCTGGAGAGGTCTCATAGAGATCACCACCTGGAAGAATCCGAGACAGGTCTAGGTATTGCGCCGTCTGGATGTTTCCCTTCTGGGTCTGGTTATCTCTAAGTCCGGTAAAGATTCGCGTCCTAAGAGTACCTCCAAACCCTTTCCCTTGCATATAAGAAGGAAGTGCAGCGTCTAGAGCTTCGCTAACTTTCAGTGGCTCATCTGTTCCATACGCTCCTGCAATGTTAGCGAGGTGGATAGCTTCGAGTGCCAATGCTACACTGATATAACGCTGAGGATGGTCTTTCACACTCCTTGTCAGCGCCGGGATAGCTTTGTAGATATAAGAGACAAATGGAACTATCCCCGAATCCCTAAGGAATTTCACTCCAGGAGCAAGCTGTCCATAGTCAAAGTACGCATCGTAGGCATACCTAAGAGCCTCATTTATACTCTTCCCTTGTTTCCTGGCTTGTATAAAGGCTCCCATCTTGTAAACTAAGTCCCCATTCTCATAAGCTCTAGCTGCACGTTCTCCCATAGCTTTTACCCCTACCGAGAAGCAATGCTTTATAGTAGCCATAAGCCCTGGATGGACTTCCTCACTTACTTTCTTTGCAAGATCCTCCGCTAATTCTTCTGCTCTCATCTCGGTTGACCACTGAGTTGAATCGCTCATCCTGGCTTCTCTTATCTCTTGATAGTATTGCCAGAAGTCATCCTTCTGTGCCTCCGCAATCAGAGCAGCCTGCTCCTCGTACTTTTTCTCCTTGAGGAGCTTCTGGCTTCTAAGCATCTTTGAGCGGATACGCATAACTTTGTAGCCATCTCTAAGCTCTGCCAAGGGATTGTGCCCAAGCATATATCCCATAAAAGCATTGCTGAGAAAGTTGTTGAGGTGCGCTACTGGATAGGCTACCGTCTTGGTCAGTTTCCACGTTCGGAGTAACTGAGAGTGAGCTTTCAAAACCTTTCCAAAAGCCGTGCTCTGTACTACTCTTGAGTTGAGAGCCTTTGAGAGAAAGCTCTGTTCAGAGAGCATAATAGTTTCCCAAACATCCTTGCTTACCCATCTACCTGCCAAGGCTCCATATTTAGGCACGCCAGTTACTGAATCTACCTCTTGGCTAATTTGCTTCCAACCATTATCTATAGCCCACTGCTTCACTTGCTCTGTTGGATAGGCAATATGCGTTCCAGGAAGGACTGCTTGCTTGCCGGACAAGTCAAGAGAGAATCGCTCATCTGCAAAAGCCTTATACAGAAAAGCTCTCCTATAGTCTTGCTCCATTCTCTCGCCCATAGCAGCAAGGCGGACACTAACGTCAGTAACCTCTCCCATAGCTCTTCGTTCTGCGGGGGTGAAATCCCTCTGAAGCTTCAATCTCCCTTTTCCTACTTCCTCTATAACCAAACCCCCAGAAGATTTGTCCCAAGTGTAGAGAGCCTCAACCTCTTTGCTGTTCCTAAGAGTATCATCATAGGCAGTTCCCGGAAATGAGTACACACGCTGCCCACTTGCAGTCTGCCAAGCGTTTACCTTAGTACCCGGGGCTAAATCTATTCCATACCCATCTGCCTGCTCTTTCAAGAGGCTAAACGCTCTATTTACCACTCCATCTTTGGACGTGTTCTTGATAGTATGGGCCACTCCTTTATGCTTCAAGAATTCCATCCTAAGAGGAGTTATGTTATAAGAGCGGAAAATTCCGCTTATAGGCTTCTTCTCTATATTGCGGAAGTATCTATCCAAATAATTCCCTGAAACGTCTGCGAACTTCTCAGACTCTACTCCTAAGCGTTCAAACTCTTCTCGAATAGTAGTGAGAAGGCGGTCAGTTATATGGGAGGCCATAAGGATATCGGGCCTCTTATTGGCTGCCCATTCTGTGATATACTCCCATCCTTTTCCCTTCTCCACCATACGAGCTATTGCCTTTCGCTCTCCCGGAGTAAAGTGACGCACAAAGGTTTCCCCAAATTCTACTAGGGAAGTCTTACGCTGGGCCCCATAGTTTTTAGCCTGACTTATTAGGTCGATAAAAGAAGAGTCAAGCCCAGAGTTTGGACCAAACATCCTTGCCGCTGTATGGTAGAAATGGTCAAAAGTTTCTCCCCATCCTTTGGGCAGTTTCTTCTTTACTACCCTCCCAGCTAGTTTTGCACTCTTTCCGAGGGCTGAGTAGGGGATGGGAAGGAAGAGATAGTTGAAAGGTGTAGAGTTAAACTTTTCAGGATTCCACCTTACAGTCCCAATCCAAGGAATATAAGTTCCATCGGGGTCATACTCCAGACCGGCAAAACCACAGTAGCCCACCCTAGCTGCAAGCATTGTAAGACTGGCGGGAGTAAAAAGAGGCTCCTTCAAAGATGCAAGCCGAGAAAAGGCATCTGCGGAACTTAGACGTTGCAAGAAATCAGGCTCAATAACGTCAACCAACCCTGCCTTTGCGAGAGCGCAGTTGGAAAGCTGCCGCAAGGCTTCTGCCTTGGTGTCTGTGGCAGCGAGTTCCTGAAGAACTGCATTTCTCTCCGCGTGCCACAGCTCGTTATAGGAGGCGTCTTGCAGATTATCTGATGCTGTACTTACTATGCGCTGAGATGCAGAATCTTCCAAGAGATCTCCAGACAGAAGAGCTTGCACCAGTCTTTCACGCTCCTCCTTACTGACCACCCTATTTTCTGCCTTCAACTCCGCGTCAATCGCTTCTTCAGCCTGCGCTCTTCTGGCGCGGAACTTCATAGTTTCACTAGTTGTTAGCTGCTGCTGTACATCCCTATCTAGCCTATTCCAGACTAAGTCCCTCTCTTGACGATTCCACTCTCTTTGCTGAGCCGCCCACTCAGCCCCCGATCCGTAACGCTCCCCTGTCTGTACATCTACCGAATCTCCAAACTTTCCAACTCTCGGAAGCCTAGACCTAACCATCTTCTCAACCAAGTCTGCTCTGGAGCTGTCCATAAGAAGGGTGTCTAACCTCTTTTGAGCCATCTGAAGTTCTTCTAAGCTAGCTCCAGGCAGCTCATAGAAGGTTTTTAGTGCCTGCATTTCTACCACGTCTTGGAGGTCTTCCAAGGAATACATAAGAACTCGCTGCTCCACGGGAATATCAGTATAAGAAGCAACTGGAGTCTGTGCTACTCCCTCTTCTGCCGCAGCAGCAAGGCGGTCAACTTTGGCGGCGTCCATAGAATCTAGCTCTACGAGCCGCCCCGAATACACCTCATCCAAGTGCCCTTCTATCTCTTCCACCCTTATGAGAGCCTCCTCTCTAGGAACGAAGAGCCAATTTTCCTGAGCTAGCTCTTCCAACTTCTCCATACTAATCTTTCTAGCCTCGACTGGAGATGGAGAAGCCATAATCTTCAAAATGGCTTGCTGTGCTTCAGGATGCAAAGAGGAGAAATCATTATAAGGTACACCGAACAAAGACTTTAGTCTAGTAGTTACATCCTCAAAAGTAGAAAGAGTATCCACTGGAGGGATTACATTAGAGAGGGTATAAGCCCTAAATTGTTCTGCATAGAGTTCAGCCGGATTAGTCATCCAAAAAGCTTCTTTTGCTGCCTCACTCTGGGAAGTAGCCTCACTTAGGGCTTGCTGTCTTTTGGCATACCCAGGAAAGGCTTGTGCCCAGGAGGATTCGTCTCCAGAGAACCGTCGCATAGAGTCAAGCCATTCCAGCTTGGAATTGGCGTCAAGAAGGTAGTAGAAGTTGAGGTGCCCAACCTCATGAATCAGCTCTCCGATGTCGGCCTTCTCACTCACCCCTAACACTTTTGTAAGGGCATCGAAGAAGGAAGAAGAATCTCTTGACAAAGCTCTCCCGGTAACAGAGGATTTCAAAAGCTCTGGGAAAGCTCCTTTCAGAGCCTCAACTATCTTTTCCTTCACGCTATCATTGACCCCGTTTAGGGAAGCTTTAGTAAGAAAATCCTCCAGAGTAGCAGGGCTAGCCGTGGTTATCCCCTCTTTTACCTCATCCCAGAGCTCAAAAGACTCTCTCATAACCTCTCTCATTAGAGAGTAGGCCTTTTGGTCAGTTCCAAGACCGCTTCTAGCTACTAAGCCTTGCATAGTACCAAGAAGCATGTCTATTGAAGTCGTCTCTGTGGAAAAAACCTCAGGATCTCGCATACTCAAGAGGCGAGCCAATGTAGGATATTTATCCTCCACATAGCCCATGTTTATAGAATCTCCCACACCTTCCAAAGCCCTAATAGGGGAGGAGGAAGGAGAGAATTTACGAACTCCCCAATCAGAGGAGTTAGAAAGGGTCTTAGCTAGGACATCCAAACCTTCTTCGTCCGTGAGAGAGCGGCCCAAAATGTTTTCCATCCCCTTAGAGATGGCTTCTGACAGTTGGCGTACTTTCAACTGGGTAGTTTCTGGAAGCTCCGCGAGCTTAGTAAGAGCGTCCTCTCTCGGAACTCTCTCAGCAGCTTTGCTAACTATTTCACCCGCAGGCTTTTGAGGAGTAATAGATGGAATGCCTCCTCTAGTACCTGTGTTAGCAGGGCGCTGCAAAACTATCTTCCTATCCTCAAGCGTCTTCAGGCGCCCCTGAGCTTCCCTGTACAGTGTTCTCAAGGACGCCTTCTCTTCTCCTTGTGCTGCTTTTCCTCTCTTGACCAGTTCCGCCATCTCCTTTTTGACCTCTCTCATCTCTCTGTCAAGAGAGGTAAGCAAGGAAGAGGTTCCATTATTAGTTAGGGCCAGTGTAGTGTGGATATCCTGAACTTCTGCCTTTATCTCAGCAAGCCTATCTGAGAGGGCCGGAAGAAGATCATCACGCCCGGCGTTTGAGAGAGCCTTTTGTTGAGCCTGAAGACTGCGAGCTTCTCTTGTGAGAGAATCCAAGGTAGCAATTCCTCTCTGGTTCACCACAGCTGCGGAATAGGGAAGTTGTCCAACTGCTCCTCGGGCTGCTTGCAGCCTAGTAAGAAGTTCAACTTTAGGCAATGCTCCAGATTGACGTCCTACTGCTATAGCCTCCTTGGCACGAGCCTCAGGAGATTTTTCTTGAATAGGAGCGGGTACTTTTTCTTGGCTCGGAAAGGCTTGAGGTGGAACTTCTTCCGCAGGCAAGTGCTGAACAGCCTCCTGAGCCCGCCTCTTATCTTGAGCCTCTCTAATAGAACGCCCAATCCTTGCGCGGAAGGCTTCTCGAGATTCTGTCTCAGGAGGAAGTCTATTGAGATCTTCTGCCAAGAACTCTGAAGCTCTCTCAGCTTCTTCTGCTGCTATGGCTTCTCTAGCACGTGCTTCCTCCAGTTCTCTCCTTGCGCTGAGAGGGCCTGTAACTTGGGCGATCTCCTCGGAAGTCAGTACAGGGCCTTCTATATCAGGAGAACCGACCCTCTGAAGAGCCTCCGCTTCTTCTACAGAAAGCTCTTCTCCTGCCTTCACTTTGGTTTGTGCCGTTTCCAACTCATCCAGGAAGGAGAATGTTTCCTGTGGGTCAATTTTTGGCATAGAGGAATCAGCAGGGGAAGTTGGATTGAGAAGCAACTCTTTCAAATCCTGCTCTATATCAGGATTCTCTAGGAGGTCTTGCTGAAAAGTTTTTCCCTCAGTAGAGCGAACCCTCTTTGCAGCCTCTCCAAGTTTCTCTGCTGCTTGGATGGTACGAGAACTTCCTGCAACTGCCCTTTCAATAGCAGGTTCTATGGTTAGCCCAGAGGCAAGCGACCCAGCTATCAAAGCTCCAACTCTTATTCCAGTCTTGGCTGAGTCACTAAGGTCAGTGTCATCCAACTGTTTGTCCAAAGCCTCCATTCCATGATAGATTACCTGCCCACCTATTATGTTGGAGACTACAGGGGCCATAAAGTTGCGAGCCACAGTAGCCTTACTGGCTCCTTGGGCTACCTTTGCAGCTCGGCCTATTCCAAAGATGCTTCCCACAAGTCCGTCAACAACCGCAGCGTCGTACATCTTATAGAAATCGGGATCACTCTTTATGGCCTCTTCATAGATCTTAGTATTACTCTTAGCTACCTCAGGCCCAATCTCTGCCATCTTTGCGGCATTTTGAGGGCCGACCAAAGGGGTATAGAGCATAGTGGCTACAGTCTTGCCTATATCGGTGGAAGTGAGAAGTCCAAACAGATCGGTTCCAAACTTAGACACTGCCCTAGGATAGTGTCCCCAGTCGGTAGCAACCTTGCCCATATCCTCAAGATCAGCCTTTATATCCCTAGCTTCCAGATCTCGGAAGAGAGCTTTTCTTTCCTCACTAACCTGAGGACGCTCAACAGGAACCCCAAACATCCCTGCGAATTGCTGAGTAAAGGTCATACCACCTCTTTGCAGTCCTTCCCACTGGTGAATATCCGTCCCTTGAGGAGTAGCTCCAGAGGCGACATCATAATCATAGAGAGTCTGTTTCTGAGCATCCCTATACTTTCGCAGGAGTGGAGCATCTGCCTTTCCACTATCCTTTATCATATCATAGGCTTTGTTCAGAAGAGACATTCTCTGAGAATCGTTCAACTGGGCAAGCTGAGGGGAGGAGTCAAACACTCCTGCGAAAGTATTAGACATGAGAACCTCTATTGGAGAGCTGTGAGAAGAGATTGAATAAACTCATCCATGTTTACGGAAGAGGTGGGATCTATGGAGAGATCGGAGGAACCTACAGAAGAATCTGAACTTGTTCCAAGAGGAGTAAGTGCAGATAAGGAGCTAAGACTCTGGAGCAGCCTATCCTGCCCCGGTTTAGATATCATTGAAAACATGCTGGAGATTTGCCTTCTCAACACGTCCTGACCAAATTCCTCAGGGGTGCGTTGCCTCATTATGGGGCGGCCTTTCTTATCTACCCCTTCCTGTACCTGCCCATAGCCTTCGAGATTGAGAGGATCTTGTGCATTCTTTAGCGCAGTCTCTACATTCTTATTGAGGGCTTCACCTACCTTGCCCATATTGAACTGGCTGAGCATAAAGGAATCCTGCTCATCGAATCCCATCTGCTTATACATATTCAAAGCCTGTTCAAACTTCTGCTCTTGGGCAGTCTTCTTGGGCTTTAGCCCCATGAGGGTATTCACGTCAAGACCCATTACCTGCCCTGTAAGCGCTGGAATACGTCGAGTAGCTCCCTGTAAAACAGGCTGGCCTGCCTCATCAAGAAGAGGATTTCCGTCTGGACCGACCGCAGGCTTCCCCGCATCAGGATTTGGGATATCCACCTCCAGGGAGTCTAAGTTTTTCATAGCCTCCGCTTTTAGCCCTAGCATTTCTGCTTCTCTCTTGGCCGCCTCCAACTGGTGCGGAAGCATCTTTTCTTTTGCCTCAAGAGCCCGCCTTTCCAAGTCCAAGGAAGCTGAACGGAGAGCTGTATTCCTCTCTTGTATATAGGCATCATGAGCCTTCATAGCATTAGAGAAGAGTTGCGTGTCTCTATCCATCGCCATCTTGGCAGCTTCCATCACTTGGGCATACCTCTGCTGTTGCATCTGCGCAGTGGCCGTAGTTTCACGAGCTACCTCATCTGGGCGCATCCCATAAGCGTAGGTTTGTGGAGTTCCTACCTGCCCTGCTGCGCTGAGAGATTGGATTAGAGCTTTTGGATCTACCCCAGAGTTGTCTGGCGCTCGTAAGGCCATCAGTTCTTGTACTGTAGCCATAGTTATCTCCTAAATACCGCCGAGGCGCCGAGTTCTTGCGATAACATCGTCGAGGGAAGAAGTGGGGGATTGTGTAGACGCTCCAGATAGGGTAGAGGGTGCCCCGCTTAGCGGAGCCTGTGACATGCCATATCCTGAAGAGTCTGTCTGAGGCATAGCACTTCCTACCTTTCCGCTAATCCCCTGCAACGCCTGCTTCATCCAATCATTGGCAGATGCCTCTCTCATCTCTGCGTTCTTATTTGCGAGATTGCCCGCAAATACGTCGCCTAAGGTTCCTGCAGCCCTACCAATAGGAGTGTTTTCTCCTGCTATGGCAGACCCCAGACGATTACCGACAACTCCAAGAGTTTGCATCTGTCGCCACTTCTCCACATCTTCAGGAGTTTGAAGATTCTGCCCGGTGAGATTGTTCAGCATGGTAGTCCAGATACTCTGCTCATCTGAGGCGGAGGTATTAGCCACTCCTTGGGCAGCTTGCTCAGGACTCATAGTAGTAGAGCCTGCCAATGCACTTTGAGGCTGTTGAGGAACTGACCCAGGAGCAGCCTGTTGCTGCTGGCCAGAAGGCTGCCCTTGGAGCTGTGCAGCAGATTGCATTTCCTGCCCCTCCACTGCTGCTGCAAGTTTGGGAGCTGCTGCTCGAATATTTGCCCCCTGCATAGCCATTTCTTGGGCAGGATCACTCTGGGCAGGTGTATAAGGCATGCGTCCACTTTGATCAGGCTGAGGAGGCTGAAGAGATGGAGTAGAGGAAGAGCCTCCTGAGCTTGTAGATGGAGCAGAAGCATTTCCTGTATTTGCCATAGTAGATAAAGGATCGTATCCTTCCCCTGAATTCATTCCTTGAAGAGCCGCAGTGATTCCTTGCATCATCTGGGGAGTAATCCTGAAAGCCATACAAAACTCCTTATAAGATTAGAAAAGTCCAGCTACCAGACCAATAGCGCCGCCTACAGCCGCGCCAGCAGGGCCTCCAATAGCAGCTCCTGTTCCGGCTCCAGATAGTGCTCCGCCTATTGCGCTGGATACTCTGCTACCTCCAGCAGTAGAGGTAGAATACGAGGTTCCTGCAGAAGATGCGATTGAACCCAAGGCGTCCATAAGATACTTGGACATCTCCAGATTCCACTTCGTCTCTTCTACCTTATAGATGTTGTTGCTATCTGTGTACTCCTTCATAGCAGCATAGCCCATTCTGAGAGCTTCCAGATTGTAGTGGACAACTTCTTTATGATATGAGATTTTTTGTAGTGTGAGAGATATGATATCGTTCACACTTTTGAAGGCGTATTCATAAGCTGCTAGGATTAGCTTTCCTTTGTACTCTTTTTCAAGAGATACTTCCTCCTCTAACTCTTTAGCCCAGAGGAGAGCTTCTCCTATCTTGAAAGCAGAGGTCATAACAGCTCCTATGTTCTGCATCCCTCTGCGATACTTTGGCAGTACCTCTTCATCAACGCCCTTACGAAGCCGAGAGCGTTGGGCGTCTATGTAGTCGTCCAAAGGTTTTAGGTCTGCAAAGTCATAGACTATCTCAGGGATGGTAGACATAAGACGACGCCACAACTCTTCTGGCTCGAACTCTCTGATGATGTCGTCGTAGTAGTCTACTGTTGCCGTCATCTGGCAAATCATGTCAGAGGGATTCCAGGCCTTCATACCTATGTAAGGATTATTTGCTATGGCCTGGTCTGCATATCCTCTCATTTGGTCATACAAGACGGCGTGCCTATCTTTCATATAAGAAGGATAGTCTACCGCCCCACTGCTGCCTCCGCCACCTCCAGAGCCTCCCATACTATTCAGCCTCCGCGTTTAGCAGGCAATAGTGGATTATCTCCCCCATTCCCTTATTAGCTTTTATGGCAGTTTCTGCAACCAACCTAGAACCACAATAAGCCGAGATATAAGGACATCCAGCTTCTCGAGCCACTCTACGAGTAGCCGCCCAGTCAGCTTCCCTAGCCTTGCGAGAAGCCTGCTTGAAGTTGTATAAGGCGTAGATTAGAAGAGAGGATTCTCCCGTAAGATCATCCACCACCTTTTTGGTTATCATCCCTCCGTAGAAGGTATCAGTACCATCTTCTGGATCGAACATAAGCCATAGTTGCAGCTGTCCAGTCATGGCAGCATAGAACATACGCTGCAATCTATCAGGAAGCTGTCTAGGGGAGGAGGGAATAGCCTTCCTGATTATCTCCTCAAACGTGCTCCAGTATTTTGCTATATCCTTATTCGGCAGGCCTACCAGCATTGATAACTCCCCGTGAAAAGTGTTTGTCGGTGTTCTTGTAGTGAAGCCAAAGCTTAGAAACTTTCAGAGTGTGGAAGTCTTCTGAGCATAGGCCCACTATAAATTCTGTCCCAGCTATGATAGGAAAAAAAACACCTCTAGGATCTAGGTGGATATTCTTAGTGCGCTGAAACTCCTTTCTAAAATCCCCCCTCCAACGAGTATAACCGTGGACACGGTTGGAAGATTCTAAATCAGCCTCTACACACATCAAAGTTTTTATACCCCTTGAGGAGAAGGACAAAGGGGAGGTTTCCACTATTGCGCAATCAGCCCCGTTGGTGAAAGTTATACCCAACAGCGTGCCATCTAACCTGCCAAGGTTTGTAGGAGTTACTCCTGATTCTCCCATCCCTGAATCGGTTAGAATAAAGCAGTTGTTTTTATCTCCTACCCACCAGTGTCGTAAGGCGGTGTCAAAGGAGACTATGGGAGAGTCTAGGAGCTTTATAAACTCCTCATATCCAAGCCTTGTGGGAATCTTCCCTTCTCCACTAAGAGCCTTTTCTGGCTCCACCTTATAAAGAGCTTTATCGGTTCCTATAAAAACATGGGCTATGCCATCTCCGGCTACACAGTTACGATTGAGCAATCCTATGTCTCCAAAGTCAGCAATACCAAAAGTCACAGCAGGAGAGTCGGCAGGGGCCATCTTGGCTATGCCATTCTCTCCATAAACAACTAGCTCTTTACCAAGAGGGAGGATGGCTAGGACAGAGCCAATCCAGCTCATAGGAGCCCACCCTACCTCATTTCCGAGGTTGAACTCCCACTCTAGGGAGCCTATCTTCGACCAAGCCACTAGGGAGGGGCCAGAGACTGGAGTAATGTTTTCGATGTTCCCAGAGGACGTCCTACCAGGCCCATTTGGAAGAGTTAGGTCTCCAACTATAAGCTGCCCTCTATAGGCACAGCAAGAGCGGAAGGAAGCTCCTCCTAGTTCTGCTACTATGGCGCCATCCCTGAGACACCATTGCCCTTTTGGGGTACTCCACACAACAAAGGTCATGAAGTCGGCTATCTGAGGACGCCCTCCCCAATCTGCAGAGAGTAAGAAAGTTAGACTCCAATCATCTTCTACCCTAAAAAGTCCTGTTTTTGTAAAAAGGAGGATATAGCGGGATAGAACGAAGAGGCAAGGAAAGGGCCACTCATCTGCAGAAACATCAGAGAGGGGATTCACCACATCTTGCCTAGGCTCCAGGCCATAAGGAGAAGGGACTAGATTATAGCAGCAAGACAGATACTCCACGGTAGTGCGGAGGGAAGGACTGATTCTGAGGCCGCTAAGAAACCCCTTCTCAAACACGGATGATATCTCTCTCATAGGCTATCCTAAGGTGGAATGAGTTTCTGCTGGAAGCTCTATAAAGATCGTGCCAATAGCCCTGGCCGACCCATAGTTATCACCGCCTCCTGAGTGGGAAGCTTTTACAGTCAGAGCTAGAATATCTCCCATATTCACAGGGACAGTGAAATCAGCAGAGTAAATGTTAGAGCTTCCAGAGCTCTTAGTTAGAGCTCCCTTCTGTACTCCATTTACAAGGAAGGTAATAGAAGAGACATTACCAGATAAAGAATCTCCTATTGCTATACAACGCTTTACAGTACCGGCAGTAGGTACAACAACTTCTCCAGCGCGATCATCCTGTATTCCAGAGGAATCGTTATGCTGAGAGTAGGTATTTAGGACTATTTTGTCCTTAGTTGTTATGGTAAGCCCTACTCCTTTTTCCAACTGCTCCAATCTTTCTAGGATATCATTTATAGTACCCTGTATCCAAGGAGGGGTGGAAGAATCTGGGCAGGATCCTCTTACATAATCGCGAAGACTATCTACAGGCATGATTATAACCCCATCTCATCAGAGTCAAATAGCTCTTGGAAAATCTCCTGTTGCTCTACATCAGTGAGTTCTAGCTGCAAGGCATTTAGCCAATCCTGAGCTCCTTCAGTATTGCGATAAAAAACTTCTAGCTTATACATAGCTGCCATCAAAAGAATGGAGGGATGAGATATTGACCAATAACTGGTGGAGTCATCAGAGGAGAGTTCTTTAGAATAAAAATTCCCCTTTACCTGAATCACGCAATCGTGAGAAGGCATGGGGAGGATTTCTAAGGTGAGTGTCTGCCCATCCCAAGCAGTGCTTGTTATAACGTCTGAAGGAATATTTACGTCTGAGGCCGGTTGATCTGTCAGGTCATTGACGTAACGGACAGTTGAGAGGACGTAGTACCTGGGGTGGCCTGAGGAAGAAAAAGCAAAACGATAGGAGCCTCTATTGTGCAAACGCTCTAGAGGATACCATCTGTCAGAATTTGTCAGGAGGACAGAAACACTGGATATTGCCCAACAGTTGGAGAGGTTTACATACTTATCACCAGCAGGCAGTTCCAGAATAGCTACGCCTGAATAGGCTTCTCTTATATTGGCTCTCTGATCGAGAAATCTCTGACCACTCTTTATGAAGAAGTCCGCTCCGTTATCTGACCCATCTAGATTTATGAGGTCATACCTGCCGGATTTCTCCACGAACTGTTTACGAAGCTGGGAAAGGTTCACTTTCAACCTCTCTTCTTAGGGCCAAATTTTGGCGGAAGGTGGGAGGTTTACCCCTCGGCCCCGTTATACCCTTCGGCTCCTCGCTGTCAAGGGTCGCGCCTTCGGCGCTTCCTCCCTTGACAGCTCCTCGCCTTCGGGTTTCGGGGCCTCGCGAGGGGTAAACCTTGGATGGACTATGGAAGGTTAGAAGGCCCGAGAATATTAGGGCCGCTTTCCAACGCCGTTCAGCCATGCCCACCCCTGCGGGAAGTGGTACTCCAAACCGGCTTCAGTAAGATATTCTTCCTTCTTGCCGTCGTACCTGTTGTGGCCGTGCCGTTCCTTATCCTCGAAGAAGGTCGTGTCCGTGATATAGCGGTACTTGATATTCTTCGGCTCGAATACGAGCATGGAGTTTTGATTGGACGGCTCATGGCTGAAAAGAGGATGAGTTTTCATAGTGAGCTGGCCAAACGGAGTGACGAGTTCCACAACCTGGATGCCGAAAGCCTTTGTGGTAGTGGTGTAGTTCCACGTCCCATACTTTCGCACCAGTCGGTTGATGCCCATAAGGGCAGCGTCACCAACGAAGGCAAGCTTATCAGTCTCACCCCACCGGAAGAGGTGCATCAGGGTCTCATCCAGCCAATCCAGGCCGTCATTGTCCCAGTCGCCGGTAAAATCATCTACGATTCCGCCATTGTTTTTGATGCTCCAGATAAGGCCGCCCGTAGTACGGAGAGGCTTTCCATTTGCTCCGATATTCTCAGAAGGCACACCGAAGATGAAAGCCTTCTCCATCTCAATGGAGTGGAGTTCAAGAGCCTCTCGTTTGGCTTCGTTATAGGCCGGCCCAGTGCGCAGGCGAGTCTTCTCGGCCGTCCGGGTGATCTCCAGCGCATTGCGGAAAATCTGGGTATAGTTGTGCTGTTTATAAGGATCGTAGGCCACCGCCTGGCCGATAAGCGCCCCTTCGGGATTGGCTGAGCCGATGATGAGTACTCTCTGGATATTGGTAGAAGAGAGAATACCCTTGGAGGCTTCCAGCAGTTTGATGCGCAGATAGGAGTTAGCGCCTGCCAGTGTGGCATCCTCAACGATGCCCACCGTATCGAAGGTGGTATCATCGGTGTTACGGAGAAGAACAGTGTGCGTAGGCACAAACTGCTTCACCTGAGCCTCTGACATCTTGGCATAGACCACGGAGCCGGTATCAGAAGTGGAATCCACATCTTCGGTCAGGGCGTCGTTTTTGTACATTCCAGTGACATCCGCCGCCTGGGAAGGCAGAACCTTGCTGAACCAGTTGAACTCAGGATCGTCTGTCTTCTCATTCTTCATGATGCTGAGAAGGGCGGTAAGAGGGGCTTTACCATTAGGGTAGAGCCTGAGAAGGGTTTCCCGCCAGTTCTTCGGACGCTGACCTTCGACGGTAAAATCGTTAGTGGCCCTCATGCCCAGAAATGCTACATCATTAGGCATTGTAATCTCCTCGTAGGGTTAGAAGGTTATCAGATCAAGAATCTGTTGTTCCTGCTGAGAAAGGCCAGAGGAGGGAGACACTCTGTCAACACCTCCCCCTACTCCACCAGCAGGCTGGGCAGGAACGCGCCTACGCTGACCGTCAGAGCGCAAACGCAATACTGAGCGGGTACGCTCAGCTGCCGAGCGAAGCAGTTCAGGAAGGCTCATTTCTGGATGTTCCTGATACAACTGCATCGCTGCCATTGCCACCGCGTTCTTGTAGGGGACAAGATCTTGGTTGGCACTGTAGAAATCCCGCGTGGTGTTTTCAATAGTAAGCTGCTGCTTAGCTGTTTTTTCCACCACCTCAGGAATCTGCCGAAGAATATAATTGGTAGATGAAGCTTGAGCCGCTTTGAAAGCGACTGTAGCTACCTTATTGAGAAGCTCGTTGAACTTCGCCCGGTCTTCCAAGATCGACACATGGTCGTCTGTTCCGATAAAGTCGACGGTTGTAATCTGGCCAGGCTCTGGAAGTTTGAAATCCTCTATGGCAGGCTGAGCTGAGGAAGCCTCCTTGTTAGCGGAGCCGAGATTGGCAGACGAAATACTGGCGAGCTTTCCAAGGGCCTCATCCAACCTCTGGCGCATTACCGAGATGTCGTCCTCCTCAGGAGGTGTTTCCTGAGAAGCTGTGGGCGAAGGAGCTTCGGATGAAATCTCTTCCGTCTTGGCCTCTTCCTCAGTAGAAATAGGATGCCCATACCTATCTTCCTGCACCTCAGAAGAGGGAGAAACTTCTGCCTCGGTAGGTGTGGGAGATTCTTGAGATGTTTCCTCCAAGGGAAATGCCTCGTCTGTGTACAACTCTTCACTCATTTGCCGCTCCTTTATAGTCTGGTTCTGGTATACCGTCTAAGTCGGGAATATCAAGAACACCCTTCAAAGCCCTTATCATTCCCTGAATCCTACACGCCTCAGAAGGAGTGTGGTCTTCTTTCCATAACAACTCGGTTAGCCTCTCCACGTCGTTCGCTATATCAGATAGAAAGGCTTTAGTAACCTCGTCCTCTTTCCAAGCTACTACCTTATCCTGCCAAAGCACGGGCGACCTCCTCAATAGGAAGCATGCTGCCGGCCTGCGCCCCTTGCATCACCTGCTCAGTAGGCGCAGTAACAGGTTGGACAGGCTGTCTAAGGAAGTTGTCAACGTTGGTAGCCCCAAGTTGGAGAGCCACCTCTTTGAACACCCTTCCTATATCAATCATCTGATAGAGCTCCGGAGTTTTAGCTACCGTATCGAACATACGCAGCCAGAAGTCTGCCTCACTTTTATTGCTCTGATCTTCCGCATTGATAGATACATCAAAATCTATGTTGAGGTCTTGAGGCGTGACCCTCATTCTATCATTCTGAATCTGTGCCCCATACACTTGTTCAAGCTGCTGCTGCCAAGTGCCTACAGTAGACACCCACACATCTTCCGTTATCATCTGTTGGGTGTGCATAGCAAACATATACCCGATGTCTTGAATCAACTGCTGGCCGACAATCATAGCTAGGCTGTGCAATCTTCCAAGAGCCTGATTCTGGGTTCCCTGAAACTCAGCGGCGCTAAGACGTTCAGGTCCGCCACTTCGTAGCGTCCCCATTATGGCATCATCACTTCCGCTTATCTGATTCATCAGATTCATAGTAACTTGTGCATCTGCGATATTCTGCCTAGTTACGTCATTCACCTGAAGCTGCGTGATAGCTTGGCGGATATCTTTTCCCCATGCAGCTCTTCTAGCCCTAATCAGCTTTCCCGGTTTTGGATCTGTCAAGTCCTTAGTGTTGAGCATATAAGGGTCATAGATAATCATGTCGTTGATAGTCTTGCGGACGTTAGTTACATGACTATTGAAGAGCCAATCAAGCAAGCTTTGCATTCCGCCCAAGAGTTCAAGTCTGCTAAGGGGGGCAGAAGAATACCCATCAAAAGTCGGAGCACATATGGCTATGGGGAACATCTCATGGTCTAGATTGAGAGGCTGCGCTTGAATGATTACGCGGTCTCCTGCAATAGCAAACAACCATTTTTCTGGAAGATCACGCTCTCCAAGATTCCAATCCCTAGGAATTATCTTTATATAGAGGTAAATTACATCTATCGGCTTCAATACCGTGGAGTCTCCCTCAGAAGCTACTTGTGCTCCTGTATCTCTCTTAGAGCTATAATAGCGAGAGATCATTCTCCCCTCTTTGAGATATTTCACGTTGAAGACGCTTCCATCTCCATCAGTCTCCAAGAGATTATAATAATTAGTCCGGCGAATAAATCCCACAAACTCACTATCTTGGATGGCCTGCACTCCATAGTTAGGGTCAAGGAGGAGCTGATAAGGATCGACATTTTCCAAGGCGTTACCCTCAAACAAGGTACGCTGCTCAGATACCTTTATCAACTCTCCGACCTCATTCAGAGAGGATGAAGTCTTCCAGCCTTTCTTACTCTTCCACATGGGAAAGCAGGCGCCAATCCCGTAGGCTATACTATCTTTGAAGGCTGTATGAAGGGCTAGCCTTGCCTTGAACCTACGACAGTGGGTCTCAACCACCTTCTCCATCAGAATAGCGCCGATAGAATCTTCTGGAGAGTTTCCAGTATAGCGAAATATAGGTTCCTTCAAAAACAACCCATCCATAAAAGCAGTGAGAGTCTCTAGGATGGAATAGCTATGAGGAAAGACAATGCTAACAGGGGCACGAGAGTCTTTTTCCTTTACCAACTTTTCAGCATCTGTAAGAGGGATATAGGCAGTCAGAGTCTTATCTACCTCCCGCCAAGAAGAGTGACGTAGCTTCAACTTGTTACTTGACACATCTACCCGTTGCATAAGTTTCCCCACCAAACTACGGTGGAGTTCAGAGTCCGGGCGCAAATCCAGATTGTCTGGATACTGATAGGCGTAATCCTCTCCCAAAGATAGAGAGTTGGAGGAGTTACTTCCTTGGATAGTATAAGGCATATAGGCTCCTACTTCTTGCTACCTTTCATGTGCATGAGATGCTGAGCTACCCGTCTATCCCCGAACCACCAAGTTACCATAGTAACAGCGAGAAGCATAACCACTTCGCAAGCCTCTCGCCAACCATCATAGGCCAAGGTGGCAGAAGGAGGAAACCCTTGCATTATTTCGTAACTCTTATAAGTCACCCAACTTGCAATTCCCAAAGAATACAAAGTAAGGGCGGAGCGCATTAGATGGTTTATTGCATCTCCGATGCCTATAATAGCCAGGATTATCAACCCTAGAGGGATTGTAAAGATGCAAAGCCATCCTTTTTGGTCAAACAGTACAGAGAGCCATCCTTCAGGAAGGAGAGACTTCTGTGAGTCTTGAGACTTTGAAAATGCCTGAGCCTCCATTTGCTCCAGAGCAATCTCAGAGGTAGCTTGAGCCACTTTTATATTTGCCTCAGCCTCAGCAATCATAAGTTCAGACTCAAGTCTGAGCTTTTCCAACTGGGTTGTGGCCTTCAGCTTTTCCATCTTATAGTTGGAATAAGTTGTAAGGCCGGTTCCCAACAGCCCTAGCAAGGCGCTTGCCAAAGTCTCAAGAATCATAAAAACCTCACGCAGCATTCAGCCTAGCTACGCCAAGCCACTTCTGAATCACCTCTGACATTGCAGAGTATCCTTCTATACGGGCAGTTTTGGTAGGAATAAGCATCTCGACAAAACTCGGCTCGTGTATAGGAAGAAGATCAGAAGAGAGCCAGCCTATAGCAGAGGGGCTACCTGTTGCAGGAATAAAGGATCGGAAGTCTACAAGATACCGATTATCCACCTTAGACTGATTAGTCGCAAACATGTTTACGGCGGCTATCTCAGGCTCATCTGCTACTCCTTTGTAGCCCACATACATGGTGGAATCTGTAGAAGAGGCCATTCCAGACGAGCGACATACCGCAAGGCCTTTCGTAAGGGTACGAAGCGTCCCCAAAGAACCGTTATAATTCCAGGGAGCTATTTCTGTACTCATCAAAGAGATCGAAGCGGCAGATATGCTGAATTTCATAATCCTAGCATTCTGCGCAGCAGAGTAAGGGAAGTAGGCATATAAAATGCCCCCTCCAAAACTCCAGCACCAGAAACCAGAAGAGTAGACAGATCCTCCAGAGATAGCAACTTCCTGGGTAGTCCAGCTAGCAGCATCTGCGGTGCCCCAGCTAAAATTTAGGCCCGATTTATTGCCGTTCCAGGAAAGTGTGCCCAGGTAAGGAGGGACAAAGAATTTAGGATTTACTGCAGGAGCAAAAGTATTCCAGCTTACAAGGTCTGTTGAATACCAGTAGACATTAGAAGTGTCCTTTAGATAGAAGAATCTGTGCTCCTTAGGCCATCCAAAGTATTCTACCTCTGTGACATCTGCATATGAGGCAGACCAAGGAAGTGTGAGCTTCTCCCAAGATACGCCATCAGTGCTCTTATAACCGCAAGTAGTTTGGTCTGACACGTTTCGGCAGTACAAGTAGAACACATTACCCATCTGGTACAGTTCTCCCATTACCATATTAGTATTCAGAGAACTGTTTGCGTCGTCCACAACTACCGGGGCTGCCCAGTGCCATAAATCAGTGCTAGTGCAGGCTACTACTTTATTTTCCTTATTCAGCCCTACAGCCACCGCCAAGGAGCCATCTCCTATAACGAATGGGCCAGCTCCTCCCGCCGGTAATAGCTTATGAGGAATCATTCAGCACCTCCAATGCACAAGGCCCCATAGTAAGTTGTGCCCCCATCGAAAGATATGAAAGTGAGGACATCCGCCCCGGAGGCAGCCAGCTCAGGAGCTGCCCCATCAGGCCATTTCACAGATGCAGGCCATGTAACTGTGGCGCTCCCTCCGTTGATAAGCAGAATAGAGAAGCAAATACACGCATCGGAGGGGATAGCAGCCCCATCAACGTTTCCTTTGGAAAACGTGAGAGTAGTATCCCCAGTGATGGTCTTCGTAAAGGCTTCCCCAAGAGCCACATCTACATCGTTGGCAGCCAGAGGAATGGTCTTGCCTACTACTGCTCCAGTATAGGCGCCTCCAGCCTTCTTCATGTAAATGTTGGGGATTTTGGCCAGTTCGTTCTGGATCTCAGTGATGTTGCTCGTGATTTCAGTGACTTCTTCGGGAGCCATTCCAGCATCTCCGGGATCACCCTTATCACCCTTATCCCCTTTCTCCCCCTTAGGACCTTCAGGCCCCTGAGGTCCCTGAGGACCTGTTTCACCCCTCAGCTCCTCTTTCTGATCCTCTGTAAGGTCATCGAAGGTCACAGAGGAACCTGCGGGGCCAGTGTCGCCCTTATCCCCTTTTTCGCCTTTCTCTCCTTGGGGTCCTTGAGGACCCTGCGGGCCTTGGGGGCCGGTAGCTCCTGGAGCGCCATCCTCACCATCAGCCCCATCGGCTCCGGCAGGGCCAGGCTCCCCACGGGGAATAGAGAAGGCAAGCCGAACATTCTGGGAAGTACCAACGTTTTCAACCCTTGCAGAGCTTCCGGGCTCGGTAGTGGTAGTGCTGACTACATCCACAGTTACAGTGCTACCCTCGCCAGAACCACCAGAGCCTCCACCACAGCAACAGCAACGCATATCCATAACTCCCTCAAGTACAACTATTCCACACCCACGAAATGACCAAAGCCAGATAGGGCGACAGTTGACAAGTTTTATATCTTTGTTGAAGGTGATAGCAAATGCCCCCTGGTCGGCAATGATGCCTTCTTCCACGGGGTCTTCTCCTATCCACACATATAGAGTTTCAGGGCCTACATTCTGGAGAACGGCCTCAGGGCAGCACAAATCTAAGCGTACCCATTCATCAGGAGGGACATACCCACTTCTCATGTTATTCATACTATCCCCTCCACAGATAGCTCAAAAAAGTTTGAGCCTAGCACGTTTCGCAGCCTGCTCATGGCGATTTTAGAACTTAGCACTGCCTGTTGGCCAGAAATAGATCCGAATTTAGTCCCTACAAGTATACACCCTTCCACGTTCGACAGAAACCCCTCATCCCTGTTGCCGCAAAAGTTTCCGGCATGGATAAGGATTGCTGTCCTACCAGGAACATCCATCACGTTGTAGGTGTTTGGATACTTTTTAGAGTTCCAAGGTTGGCACTCATACTTCCCTCTGGGAATACAGGATTTTCTGGGCAAGTTATCTCTCCACGGAAGTTCTCCCGTGAAGAGAGATAGCAGAGGACTGGAATCCTCAAAAACTGTGAGGATTCCAAAAGTTCCCTCTGAAGAGGTTCTCTGGCGTAGTATTTTTACGCTCCTCATGCTATCCCACCTTCCAGCCAAAATTTGGCCTATCTAAATCCTATCTTCCTCTTTGAGGCTTGAGAAGATGCCTCAGTAGCAGCAGCTATTGCCAAGAGCTGAGCGCTCAAAAGAGTTAGTTGCTCTATGCTTGGAGTGATACCTCTTGAGAGATAGCCAGGAACCCAAGCCATAGCGCCACTTACAGCATCTCTCATGAGATGCTCAGCGTGGTCATATCTCTTAGTCAGTCGCTCTGCTGAAGCACATATCTCCTTTCCCATATCCTGGAGAATAGTATCAGCCTGCGCCATTACTTACTCTCCTCTATAGGAGCCTCTGCAAAGGGATGCCTTCCTAGAATCTTATCCGCCCACTCGGTGTCCGCTTGTTTTTGCTGTTCTGCAACACCCACGCCTATTATGGCATTGAGGAAGTTCTGCGGATCTTCTTCCTCCGCACGCACCTCTCTCATATACATTACCATTTCTGTAGGAGGTGTCTTAGTAGGGTCTATCTGAGCAGGAGAGAGCTTGAAGCCTCTCACCAGTTGGGCAGGTCGCACATAGTTGTTAGACACGGCAGAGGGATAGAGAAGATCTACTACAACCATATAGCAGGAGTCTGTCTTACCTCCCTCTCCAGGAACCTGAACCCACTTACCAAAGCAGTTTCTTACTTCAGGAGCCCTCATATCAGGCATAACAGTGGAAGGATTCCTAGGGTCATATACCAAAAGCCACGTTTGTCCACCTAGCTCGATCGATTTCGGAAACATAAACATCGGTAGCCCTCCGATTCTGGCCAACAGGCACAGATTAGTCCTCGTCGTTCATGATGAGCAGGATGAGTGCCGCACAGACGTGGGTGATCTCCTTATCCATACTGGCTTCTTCTCCGCTCTCCTTTGCCTTCTTGACAGCCTTTTCCAGCTCTTTGGTCTCCATGTCATAGATGGCCTGAAAGTCTTCATCCTCCAAGTATTCCATCCACGTTTCAGGAGGCCTCTTCAGAACCTTCAAAGCTTTTCTGCCTAGGCCGGGCAACTTTTTGAAGAGCTCTTTCCCCATAAGATTTCCCCCAGAAGCTTTGGCGAAATCTTCGCCACCTCCTTCTATGTGGGAAAGCCTTTGGGCGAGCTTCTTTACATATTTGTGAAGGTGAGCAAGCTCCCCACCTTCTGCCTGAGAACTTTCTCCGCCGTGCATCTGAGCTTCATACTCTTCGCCCACAGGAAAGCCCATCCTGTTCTGAGCGCCAGAGCCTCCTCTAGCATTTGCAGGCATTACTCTTGTAGGCTGCTGCGGGGTGCCGGGAGATACAGGAGAGGAGGGCATAAACTTATCAGGGTCAAAGATCTGGCGCTTCACGCCAGGTGTAAACCTCTCAGCCTCTCTACTCCTGCTTTCGGCCTCATACTCAGAGCGGGCTCCTCGGCGCATCTCAGAGTTTTGATCTCCTCTATTCTGCCCGCCAAAGGCCAGCATCCACGAACCGCTCATAAAACATACCTCCTTTTTTAGAGGGACTCCCCACTACAGGGAGTCCCTAACAGCCAACCCGGAGGGCTGCTGGTTGACTGTTGTTAGGCCGCGGCGCCACCAGAGGAAGTCTGGCGAGAGGCGGTAACGTGAGAAATGATGGTAGAAAGCATGGCATTCATATCGTTTCGCGTCTGCTGCGCTGTGCCGGCGGCAAGGGCACTGTTGAACTGCTGCGCCTCAAGCTGCGCGATCTTGGCATCCTTGGAGTTCATTTCTCGCAACAGGCGTTCACGGTCAATCTGGGAGATGAGGGCGCGGGTGGCTTCCCCTTCTGCGTGGATGGCAGCCCGGGTGTCGCAGCCCTGCCGCTCGATGTTCCGGTTCGTTTCGCAGCAGCAATCGGAAATGGCCTTCTGGGTCTGGCAGCAGCAGTTGTCGATGCTGGACTTCAGTTCAAAGGCATTCCGCATTGCCTGAACTTCATTGGCGTGAGTGGCGTTGAGCTGGAAAATAGTGTTGTCTTTCTGAGCAATCTGCCCATTGAGGCCAGTGGTGAGAACAGCCGCTTCGGTTCGGCACTGACCCTGCGCCAGCTGCGCGCCGATGTTCTGAGCGGCGGCAATGGTGCGGCCGAACCCTTCGCACATGGCCGAGTTGAGATTGGTGGTCTGGATGAGCTGGTCACGGCCAATGGAGTCGACGTCCGTGCGCATAGTAGTCAGGGTATCCATGATGAACTGGTTGCCCTGGCTGTTGCAGCAGTTGCCGCCACCACAGCCTCCATTGTTCCAGCGGTTGCCGTTCCAGGCACTGCCTACAGCCCCGCCGATGGCACCACCGATGAGAGAGCCTCCCCAGTTGCCCCATCCGCCTTCGCAGTTGTTAGATCCTCCAATAGGAAGAACAGGCTGAAGACCTTCCATAATATTCTCCTTTGTTATTGAGTAAGAGAAACATCCCTAATAGTCTTAGGGATTATCGCCTGAATGGCTTCTTCAGAAGTAGCATCCAAGACAGACTGTCTCAACTTACGATTCATCTGTTGCAGAGCTCTAAGCGAGGCGAAGATAGCTTTAGAGTCATTCAGAGCGGTTTGCTCATCTTCTGAAAGACTCTGAGCATCACCAGTCTGAGCAGCGAGAATGTCAGACATTGAGCGCTGCATCTTCTGATCTATCTCAGCCATCGCCGCATCAATCTGCAGAATTTTGGAAGTTTTGGGGCCAAAGAGGATCTGGTCTTGGGTAGGAGGTGTGAACGTGATGCTTCCGTCATCTTCCACAACCGTGTTAGAGGGAACAACCCACTTCTCCAGCCCTTTCATACCATAAGTAGTGAGCTCTTCGTCAGTAAGCTCCCTATCTCCTCGAGCCCTCAGCAACGCCTCCATAGGAGGAGAGTTGCAATAGATCGCCGTTTTATTGGCGTGTATGAATATCTTTTCCATTGGCACTCCTGGTAAAGTATATATGTTGGAGAAAGCCCAAGTTATACAATCATACTACACCACCTCCTCAAATGTCGCAGGATGAAATTCTATAGAGATCTCCTCTAGAGCAGTCTCATCTTCTGCGTTCTCTATAGCCTGGCGCAAAACATACTTCTGATAGTGGAGAGATGAGTTGTTTATAGCCATCTCCTTATAGACAGTTTTCAACTCCTCAACGCTGAGAAGCCGCAGCTCATTATTGTTATCTATGAAAGAAATCCCAGAAGGATCTTCTGACAAGGGGGCAACGTCTGCCTGAGTATGGTTATACAGTAATGCAGCCGTCTCAGCCAAAGCAGCAGGATCCGCCTCAACATAGAAGCCAAGAGAGCTTTTGAAGGCGGCGTCTTTCATATAAACATCCCATACTTCAGAAAGTTCCCGAATCTTTGCAGATTTCTTAGCTTCGAGGCCAACAATAGGGTAGGAAGGTGGTGCCTCAAAATATGTTCCGCGTTCTACAGAAAACTTTACAAGCCATCCAGGAGCCACCTCATCCTGACCTGTGATATCTACCCAATAAGAGTCAGGGGAATAGATGCTACAGAACTTGGAATATTCCAGCTCTGTTTCCCGTACTGACCTAACCATACCTCCGTATATGTCAGCATACTTACGCATAATACTTCCTTAGGAGACTATTCCACGTCCCCACTCGATAAGAGCTGCCCCAAAACTTCCTGAGCTAGCATGATTTCCACCCGTACCGTAGTTACCCTGAAAGTAGCCTGTCCCCCATCTATAGGCATTCCCTCCCTGGCCAATATTCACTGCTATCACCTGCCCAGGAGTAACGTCCATAAATCCTGAAGATGTATAACCAGAACCTCCGGTATAACCGCTGAATCCGTCAGGGTCTGCATGTCCTCCCGCACCGCCAGAGACTCTTCCGACAGAATCTATACCATACAGAGTAACAGAGGGCGCTCCATTTTGAGGACTGTTTCCTATGTACTCTATACCATTCACCGTTCCAGTGCTTGGCCTTACAACATCCTGGCTAGCATATGCAGAGACAGCTCCTTTAGCAGTAACGCTACCAACTACAGTATCCCCGCCTCCACACCCATTTATTACGTTTGTGCCATCTGCGGATAGCCCTAGCTCGCTTTGCTTGAAGGTCATGCCTCCCGCTCCACCACCTACACAGGTTATTTTTATCCTACCTACTCCGTTAGGAACAGTGAAGCTCCCAGAGGAGGTATAAGTGGCGAAGGAGTAAGGAGGCACCCCAGTCTGTCCAATGGCGTAAGTCTCTCCCGTAGACAGTTTGACTCTCCCTGCTGTGGCCGTCGGATCGTCAACAGAAGTAAGGGCCGCCCATGCAGGAGAGCCATCCACCTGTAGGGGGATGTTATTAGGGCCTGCCTCTCCTTCAGTGCTGTAAAGCTTAGCTGCTCTGAGATCCCCATCAGATCTCTGAACTTGTAGCTGTTTGCTATACTCAGCCATACTACTCCACCCAGAGTTCTGCGTTGTTGGAAAACACAAGATGGGAGATATTAGTTATATTATTACCTCCCATGTTGATGACTCCTCTCATGGTTCCGCCAGACTTGAGCAATGCGTCTTCTTGTAGCTGCTCAAGATCGTTCTGCACCTGCTGAATGAGTTGACGAAGAACTTCATCCGCTGCTTTATAGTCAATGGTTACTTGGGTTATCTTGTTGGTGAGATTAGTGACTGCCTCTTCCAGGGAGTCCTCAAAGCTGTTCCCCAATGACTCTATGGCAGCTTGAATAGCTGAATACACTCCTCCACTGGTTACAAAGTTTTTGCTTCCAGAGGTGGGCATATCGTCTATATCTCGCTGCGCTATTATATCAAGAGCTTGTTTTACAGTGAGAACTGTAACTCCAAAGATGGTAGACTTCCACCAAACACTGGAGGATGGAAGAGTGTTGATGTCGGAACCAGAGCCCCCAATAACTTCCCCATCCCAGGTAACATCCCCAGAGGCCGATACCCCAAACTTGTCCAGTACTTCTTTGTTTGAGTGGCTGTGGGCGAGTTTCACAGCAAGCTCCAAAGAAGACCAGTCAAAGTCTTTGGGAATATCCCCTACGGCGTCGGAAAGTATATCATGCCACAGGTAGTCTGTAGAATCTCCTTCTAAGACATACAAGCCTGCTGGAGAGTCTCCAGATGCCTTCACGTATACAAGAGTACCCTGTCCCTTGTCCACAAGAGCGTCCCGGCCGGATATGCTATTCACCACAAAGACGCGGCCCCCCAAGGACAGCTCCTTTATGATATCACTGATAGAGGTAAAAGCCTCTCTCAGTGCCTCAATCGCAGCATCCTGATCTTCATTCTTGGCCTCTATAGCAGCAAGCGAGCGGCCTATAATCACCCTCAGCCATCGAATATATCGTTCATATAACTGAACTTGGAGATTGAGGCAGATGGTATGGGCTCCTACAGCCGTTCCTACAGATATGCCAGTGTTGGAAAGTGTAAGCTTTCCTGCCTCAGTATCGCTGAGGTATACGGGGGCGCCTGGAGTAAAGTCCCAATCATCTCGAGATACCATTCCAGATACCTGAATAGACGCCTCGCCGACAACTACACCGAGAAACACAGGAAGCACTGACTGAGATACGTCTCCAGCTTCTGAATCCTCAACGTCGAGCTTTGCATCTTTATGCCAATTTTTGGCAGTCACTGGGACAAAAGTCTCAGTTTCAGAATCCCAAGCTACAAAATCCCCATCAGAAGCTTCTGGAGACACTTCTCCGTCTACTACCTTATCCCCCACAACTGCCCGCTTCAACTCCCGAATAGCCATAGGAAGGCGGCTTACTGGGCAATCATCCGGAGGAAAGGCTAAATCGTAGGCAAAATTCCTGTAGGTATCCTCTTCCGGATGCTTGTGAGGAGTGCTCCAAGGATACATATCAGGATAGTGGCCTGCTACCTGCTGCGTAGCATCCGAGACAACCAGCTTTCCAGTTTTAGGGTCAACGCTGATATCAATCGCCTCAGTCCCACGGCCGACAGTTATCTTATCCTTCTTATGCTCTCGAACAACGAGAGATGTCTTCTTTATCTTATCAAGAGACATACGACCTCCTATGAGGGACGGCAGATTATAACTATTTCCGCGCCTGTCCTATTAGCTGTTACAGACAGATTAGGAGCCCTAGATCCTTTGCCCTCCGCAGAAGAGAAGTGCATATAGTCTGGAGCGATACAGAGGTAAATCTTGCCATCTCCGGGGCCAAAAGCTGTCGCCCCAAAGGTATTTCCTTGAGCGCTGTAAGTTTGAGCAGTCTGATAGACCCATTGCCCTTCCTCTTTGATGAGAATATCGCACATAACTAGCTTATTCCCAAGAGGACTATCCAACGTATACTCACTACCAAGGGTAACGGGATTAGGCAAAGCAGCATCCGCTACTGAGATGGTATTCTCCAAATCTACCCAGGTAGTTGACTCGGAAGTTATCACATAAAAACTGCCCGCATCCGTCCCCGGGTCTCCTTTCGGCCCTTGCGGGCCCTGAAGACCTTGAGGGCCAGCAGCTCCTCTAGGTATTACGAAATCCAAGACTGCATGTGATGAGTTTCCAGAGTTAGTTACTTGGGCATCCGTACCAGGCTCTCCTGTATAGGTGCTGCCTACTTCTATTGTGGCAGCCTCTCCAGAAGTCCCAGAACCGCCTCCTCCAGAGGCTTCAATAGCAGAGATTCTTTTCTCCATAGCCTCAACAAGTGGCCAAGGCCAGTTATGCGGCCAGTCCACTCCCACTCTATCTTTCGGAATATCCGGAGATATTCTAAAGGGGCTTTGTCCACTCATATCATTCTCCAGTCATCCTGTCTACCAGGCTCATCTTCAAGAATGGCATACTCATCCTCACTCACATCCTCTTCAGAGCCAAAGAAGTAGCGGTCATCTAATTCCATAAGCTCTATTATATAGGCAAAGGCATCCATCACGTCCCACAGCTCAGATCGAGGGAAGGAAGTAAGTTGTAGTTCCAACTTAGAACTCACAGCTTTATTATGAAAAACATAGCCCTGCCTATAGAATGGGGCGAGCTGAGCGACCCTATTCTCCTTTTTATCCCTAGCATTCAGCTCAACAAACTGAGGAAATATTCCTCTCCTGCTCATCTCATTCTTGATGGGCTGAGTTATAAACTCATGAAGAGAGGTTACTTCCACCGCCAAGACCCTGGAGTTATGCACCACCACCTGTTCAAAGATTGCGTCGTAGAGTTCATCAGGATGGAATCTTCCACTTTTGCAATCATGAAAGAAGATGGAGTGCTTAGTCAGGTCTACCCCTACAGTCACCACAGCAGAGTCATCCGAGTGGAGCTTGACGGTCTTCGCTGGATCAACTATGGTAACAAAATAAACCTGGTTATCCTCCAGAATATCTGCGGGTTCGTAGTAGCGAAAATACTCGGGCCTAAAAACTGCGTCTATGTTAGAGATTGGCTTATTCTGGTACTCGCGAGCGAAGACGTCTGCCTGGCCTCGAGCCATAAACTCTTGGAACAGTTCTTCTACCTTAGCATCGGAGAGGAATTCTGGCCAGTTAGATTTTAGGTTATCGTCGCACAAAGAAAGTCTTACCCTCTTCCAAGTCTCATCCTTCATCAAGTTGGCAAGAAGGGAATCTTCGTGCAAGATAGTTCCTATAATGACGACCTTCCAATTATTCTTGGAGCGGTCTACGCTATTCATAAGGTCAGCAAAGAACCACTCCTTTAGCTTGGCCCTACGTTCCTCACTCATCACCGCTTCGGCGTCTTCCAAGTCATCCACTACAATAAGATCAGGACGATTTCCCATGTAGTTTAGACCGCGAATCTGCTGACCAGCACCTCTGGGAAGTACATAAGTATCACCAGCAACAAACTGCTTGGCCGCCCAGTTGGAAGAGCGAAGATCTCCAAAGACCAAAGGTAGGATATCTCCGCTGGTAGGGTCTTGAGTTGTGAGGGAACTTTTGAGGTTTGCAGAGTCCATTATAGCCTTATCAGCCGTATTAGACACGCAAGCTATGAACTTTTTCAACCCAAAGCAGATATGACGGGCAGGATACCCGTTATTTACTATGGTAGTCTTGCCCCATCCTCTAGGAGCTGCTATAGCAACTTTCTGAAACAGAGGATTGTCGATAACGTCGAATATCTCATCCGTTATGGAGGCAAAAGGACGGTTGAAAAGTGAGGGGAGAAAGGTAGTAGAGAATACCTTTGTAGATTGAGCAGATTCAGAGAGGAGGCGATTCCAGACAGGATCGTCTACGAAGGGAGAGACACTACCCATCGTTCCTCGCCTCCTCTCCTGTGCAGGGAGTAACGTCAAGCACTAAGCCGTTTGCCTGGGCTCTCGCTAAGGCCTGTTCTTTCAGAGTGTCAAGGTCACTGCTGGACAGGCTGACGCTTACTTGGTTGACATTGGTAGTTTTGACCGGCGCAAAGCCCGCCCTATCCAACGCGTCCTGCGCTGCGCGGAGCCTAACCGCAGCTGATACGTTTTCGTCTTCCAAAACGTCCGAGATGAGCTTGATGGCCCTGGGGGCCAATGCCCTTATCTCCTTAGCAGTCTCTACTGCATTGAAGTCTGCCTCGGCCCGGAGCAAGGCAGACTGTGCGCGTCCCAATCCTGAGTTGACGACAGTGGACACCGTCGCCGGAGTACAGCCCAAAGTTTCGGCTATCTGCTTGTGAGAGTAACCGAGGAGGGCTAATTGTAGGATGCGATGATGACGCGCATTCAGACTCTTAGGCTCATAAGCTCTAGGAGACTGAGTTCTTCTTCTATCATAGCCCAGTGACGGCATAATACTATCTCCCTTCATGGCAAATGATATATTGGAATTGGAAGCATGTCAAAGCATAATATAATGAGAAGAATGACCTTATAGGAGGACTCTTTATAGGAAGCTCCTAGTAATACAGGCTCCTTCATGATAAAGTTTGACATAACTAAGAAAATGGCACAATATTATGTGTTGCGTTTTTATTTACAATATGTCATGGTTGTGCTACCTGGGGGTATATATATATATATATTAGTCAGGTTAGTAGAGGAGGGCAAAAACTTATAGGAGGACTAACTTGGGCGAATTACAAAGAGAGCGAGAGCCGAGACTGGGAATAAACCCTTCTGAGATGCTCATGCAAGTCTTGAGCCAACAGTCGGATTCGAGGGAGAAGCTGGCCGAGCTAAAGACAGGAGTGAAAAATCTTGAGCAGGGACAAGAGAGGTTGGAAAAAAGCTTGGGCAATCTGGGCAGTAGGTTCGACCAAAAGCTTTTGGATATAAAAGATGAGATAGACGACCTAAGGGTTGTCACCAGAGGGTACAACTCGGATAGGGATGAAAGGTGTGATGAACACGGGAGGAGGCTTAGTGAGTTAGAGCATACTAAGACGATGATAACTGGGATGGGAATGGCCAGTAGGATTTGGCTGTCTTTGGTGGTTGCCGTAGGGGGGATTATCATAGGGCTGATAGGAACTTGGCTGGCCGAGAAGTTTGGAATCATGAATCTTTGAGAAAATGTTTGGCGTGGAGGGATAAATGATGCTCCTAGCGGATTACGGACTGGTGAAGGGTTCTGTCTTGAGACATTACAAAGGAGGAGTGTATCAGGCGGAGGCAGTCTGCCTTATAGCGCACAAAGATGGTGCGGGAAGTGAGCCTGCCCTCCTATACCGCCATCTCTTTGGGTCGGTCACCTTTTGCCGTCTCGTCTCGGAGATGTTTGAAGTGGTGGCCGACTCAGAGGGAAGGCTCGTCAGGAGATTCGTCCCGATACCGGAGCAGGAAGTTGGGAGGATTCTCTTGGAGCAGCATCCAGATCAGTGAGTCCCCCCTCCTCCCAAAAGTTTTTTTCCACGCCTATCTTTCTGGCCCAAAGATTAGCCGCCCAAAATTTGGGCGGTTTTTCTTTTTTGCCCGCCCGACTCCCACCACCCAAGGTTTCGTGGGAGGAAGTTTCGTGGGAGGAATCTAGGCAAAAGCTCACAATTTTGTGACTTTGTTAGAAGCTCACATACTTCTTTAGTTCGATATACTATACCCAAGACCTGCATCACCCCCAAGCCCGGCTCACTCGCCTCCCGGCTCGCTCGCCTTCTCGCATCAACCTATTCCAGAGGTAAGGGTAGCATGATGAGCGCCTTCCAGCCCCCTCTCAAGTGAGGGGCTGGAGAGGCTAGTCCCTGGGTAAATGGACAATCTCACACATAGAACTCTTGGTAAAGGAGAAGATGAAATGGCTGCACGTAATCAGAAGGAAAACGTTGGTATGGTGGTTGTGGATGAGAAGGCTCTCACGGTACGCCGCACGGTAGGGTTGAGCGGGACGAGTGAGGAATGGGCAGGGAGGAAGGTGCAGTTGGAGGTGGAACTGGATTTTAGCAACGCTTCCACAAAGCAGCTCTTGGAGTGGTCGTCCAGGACGCTGACCATCTCAATGCAGAACTCTCTCAGGCAGTACGGCCCAGAGTTCTGTGAAAACTTGGCCAAGCGCGGAGTTTATAAGAGGAGCGCAGAGATGGCGGGGATAGTGGAGGATGTGGACAAGCAGGCAAGGAACCTTGAAAGGCAGCTCTCTTCGCTGAGCAACGAGCAGGCGGCCCAACTCCTGGCGGCCCTCCAGGCTAAGCTCGCAACTTCCACCACTAAGCGATAGCTCTCCCTCTTCCTCTCCATAAGTTCTAGGCTCTAGGCTCTGGGCCGTGTGCGCCCAGGGCCTTTTTTCTTTGAGGCACAGCCCTCCCGCGCTTTGCGCGGGAAAGAAGGTGGCGCCAGTGGCGCGCCCCACCTTCCTTCTCGGGCACTCTTGCGGGAAGGAGAGGAAAGAGCTTTGAGCGAGGGGGGGGGGGCTAGGTAGGGTGTAGGGCGGCCCACTAACGTGGCCGTCGGCCCAACTTCCGTCCCCAAACCTTCCTCCCCACTTCCTTCCACCCACTCTTCCTCCCCCAGAAGTCTCCCCGCCTAAGTCTCCCCGCCTAAGTTTAGGGAGGGCAGCTTTGGGCCAAAATTCTCCCCAAAGTTTTTTGGGCTGGCCTCTTCCCTCCCCAACTTTCCCTCTTTTGAACTTCCCCTCCTTTGAGCTTACTGAAGAGGAACTTCTTCCACCCAACAGCCTTGGCGCCAAGCCTTCCCTCAACCACCTTGGGAAGGTTATTGGGTATGGGGTATGGAGGGCTAATAAGGTATGAAAGCATGAGGTTATGCGCTTACCCTCCCCCCTAAAAAAACCTCCAGCCCAAAGGAGCGCCCGCCCCATCTTCTCTATCCCTCTTCTAAAAAAAAAAAAAAAAAAAAAAAAAAAAAAAAAGAAGAAGAGTATGATAGAGAAGATGGGATAGAGGGAAGGAGGGATAGAGAGAAGAAGAGGGAGAGAATCCTTTGGGCCATAGGTTTTTTTGGGAGGGCAATCAAGCGCATAACATCATAACATCACATTTTTATTAGCCCTTGACAACCGCTCATAACCTGCATACAATGGGCCAACCGCCATATTGGCTGGGCAGAAAAACTTAGAAAAAGGAGTAGATGGAATGGGAAAGATGCCACGCATAACTATGACGATGAGTGTAGATGCGGCGGAACTGGCGGCGTGCGCCAGGTGGTTGAGGGAGCAAGGGGTGGAGCTGCCCTCTCGGAACTCTCTAATAGTTTGGGCCGTTCGGAGTTGTGCCAGAGCCTTGGAGGGGGATAAGTGGCCCAACTCTCATGAGCAGGCGATTCAGTTTTTGGACAAAAACTGGCCGGTGCAGAGCTATAGGGGAGGGAAGAGGGTGGAGGCTAAACTCCAAACGCCCCAACCTTTTTTGCCTGAAGATCTCTCGCGTATGGAAGAGAGGGAAGCAGAAGTGTTGGAGGCAGCAAAGGAGTTCTTTGAGACCTTTGAGAAGAATAACCTTGGGCGCTCTGAGCGCTCTGAAAAGTGAGAGGAGGGAGAGATGGAAGTGAAGGAGTACCAAGTGAGGGTGCGCCACCTTACCAAGACCAGAAAGGAGTCTTGGGAAACTGTGCATCCGTGGGATGGGGAGAAGGATAGAGCTAGGAAGGTTTACAGGAGGTTCCAAAAACTTATGAAAGGGACTAGCGCGCTCGTAACATGGGAGGAGCGTACCTATCCGCAAGCAGTCCTTCCGCAGGGAAGCCTTGGGGAGAGGAAGAGGGAGGAGGATGGGAAAGTTGGGCCAAAATTTGGCCCAAACTTGGGTGACTCCCAAAGAGGTTACACCAAAGAGAGGGTTGAATGAGAGCGATAGAGAGTCTTCCAATAGCAGAGAGAAAGTTGTTAGAGAAGCATAGGAAGTGGGTAGAAGATGGGATGCTGTTGAAGAGGCCCTCTCTATCTGGGCTCAACCTAAGCAACACAGATCTGAGGGGAGTCTGCCTCTATAAAGCTGCCCTATCTTTTGCAGACTTGAGCAAGGCTTGTTTGGAAAGAGCAGATTTGAGAGGAGCAGAATTGTACAAGGCGAATTTGGCCGATGTTTGGGCATACAGAACTAACTTGACCAACGCTTATTTAGCCGAGGCCTGTTTAGTAAGAGCTTGTATGACTGACACAGAGCTAAAGGGAGCTAGCTTGGTGGGAGCCAATCTAAGCCATGTCGATCTGGAGGATGCTAACCTATACGCCGTTGACTTGAGGTATGCTAACTTATATCGGGCAAACTGGGAATATGCCAAAAACGGGCTAACTTTTGGCCCTATTGGCTCCCGTCTTGGACTCACCTACGCTGTGCGCCACCCCAACGCTGTCATGATAAAGTGTGGCTGCTTCTGGGGCACACTCGAAGAGTGGGAGGTGCAGTGTAGGAGGGTTCATAGGGGAACTGTCCACGCTGAGGCTTACGCCGCAGCAGCAGCCTTCATAAGGGCTTACGCCAACTCATATTGGACGGGAGAGGAGGTGGAGGATGTCTGATTCCAGAGATATAGAAACTATCGAATGGCTGGCTGAGAGGCTCTCATACGCCTGCACCACGAAGCAGGGAGACTGTGGCATCCTCGAACCTTGCCCTCAAATGGAAGGGGTAGCCTGCTGTGATGTTGAGCCAGCTGATTGGCTAGCTGTATGGGAGAAGGTAAAGAGTTCCACCTATAAGAAGTCCGTTGAAGGAGGAGAGTGATGGAAGAGCTGAGACCATGCCCTTGTTGTGGGGAACCCTATGTGCGCCTAATCTCTCTGGGAGAGGGAGAGGGAGGGAGGGAGATGTTGGGAGCGTGGAGGGTGGTTTGCCCAACCTTGGGCTGCTTTCTGAGTGGGCCAATCGCAGAGACAGAGGAAGGAGCTAGGAGGAAGTGGAATGCCTTGGCCGCCCTAGCTCCCAACTCCTATGGGTTGCTATACCAAGACGCCCTCACTATCCTTGACCGTGCTGTCCAGGTGAGCCAAGAGGCGGATTGGTTAGCTATGGTGTTGGCCAACCTTGGATGTGGCGTGCCTCTGTCCACCTACATAGACGAAAACATAAACGGGATGTCTCCTCCCACTCCTGCCCAATGGAGGGAGGCCGCCCGCAAGGCTATTGGCGTTGATCTTGGTATGGAGGAGAAGAAGAGGAAGGAATGAGTAAGGCACCAAAAGAGGTAGATTCAAGGAGGGGTTGGCTCAAACTTGAGGCCAAAAACCTGGATAAAATCCTCCTCTCCCTTGTCCCCATCCTTTTAGTTCTAACCCTCTTGGTAACTTCTATAACTTCCCAAATAACCAAGAGAAAGCCCCAATAACTGGGGCCTGCCCAAACTAAAAGGCTCTCCTTCCCTCCAAAATGTGGCACCAAGGAATGTCACCAAGAGGAATAGAAGGAGAGCCTTTTCATTTGCCCATCTTTTGGAACCGCCCAAGAAAGATAATCTGGCTAGTTACATGATAATATAATATATGTACTCCCGGATTTACCATAAAAATATGAGATTGTAAAATGTTTGTCAATGGCATTTTTTGGTACAAAATTATGTTGACAACCCCGAAAAAATCCTGCACAATATACCCACAAAGCAAAAGGAGCATTCATATGTGTGTTGTATGTTATTGCATGTGCGAATATGAAAGTTATGGCGATTGCCTTCTTCCTGAAGGAGAGGAGTGCCCCATCGAAGAACAGCGCGCCTATCTGGCATATCTTGAAGCTGAGGGAATGAATGAGTTTTATAAAGAGGAGGAACAAGATGAACTTCGCTGATTACACCTCTCTCCTAAACGAAGGGGATAACGTCCTCTCCTCAGATGACATTTCTCTCATGGCCTCTCTCGAGCGGGCTTGTCGCAACCTATCCGCTTCAATGGACGAGAAGATATGCAAACTTAGGGCGTGCCAAAGAAATCTCGCCTCCCTTGAGATGCGTCTTGAGGCTCGCCGCCTAGATATTGAGCGGGAAAGGAAGGAAGTGAAAAAGGTGAGGACGAATGAAAGGACTACCAAAAAGTCTGCGCCTCAATCTATTGATTCCCTCCTTTCTTCCATGTCTCAAGAAGACCTCCAGAAAGTCTTATCCATCTTGGAATCCCATAACTTGGCTAAATGCTAAAGATAAGGAGGAAGAGTATGTTGACCAAAGATGAACGCATTGTAGTAGACATCCTCATGGAGAGAGACAACCTCTCTTTTGACGAAGCCTGTGATGCTCTCAACGATGCTATGTCTTGCGTCTGGGACGCCATGACAGAGGGGTGTGACATAGAACAGGTTTGGGAGATGGAGACCGGACTCGAACCCGACTACCTCATGAACATTTTATAGGACAAGGAGTTTACAATGCTTAGTGACGCCACTCAAGATGTAAAAGCTGCGATGCACGGATATCGTGCTTCCGCCAAACCTATTCCCACCAACCTGGGCAGCTCCGTCAGGCAAGGAAATGACATAGCTGTTGAAACCATAACAGTTGTCTATGAAACTATATGTGGGGGGAAAGATCTTACCTACGGAGAGGTCTCCTTCCTCTCCGATGCTCTCTTCTCCCTTAGGAGGGGCCAAAAGATATAAACAGCTTTCTTTGCGCTAAATTTTGGCCTGCTCCTATTTATCGCAAGCTGAAAAAAAATTGGCCATGTGGTAAATTTTTGTTGACATGGGGCGCAAAATGATGCAATGTGATTGCACGCCCGGCCCACCGCCCCTAACACTGCCACAACGGCCCTTTCCTCTAAAGAAAGAGAGGGCCTCAACCTAAACCCGATAGGAGTCTATCATGTCTGAAGTTGCCAACGATTTTGAAGGCCAGTCCATCTCCACCCGCGCTCCTAAGGCTGTCGAAAAGGGCGTGAAGCCGGAAGGCTGGAGCATCACCCTTCCCGATCCCTTCCTTGGCTCCCTTGACGAACTCTCCAAGCAGTATGGGGAAGACGCCATTGCGGAACTGGCCCGCGCTCAGCTTCGTGTGAAGTTCCAGGCTGCCGTTCGCTCCCTTGCGGAGGCTGGCAAGACGGATGACGAAATCTCTACCACCATGCAGGGCTGGAAGCCCGGAGATCGGCTCGGCCTCGGTGGAGACCCCATCTCCAACATCCAGAAGAACTTTGGGAACCTCTCTTCCGAAGAACGCGCAAGGCTTATTGCGCAGCTTCAGGATATGGTGAAGTAGCCTAATCCCAGGCAAGGCCCGCCAACTGAACTACCCTTCACGGTTGGCGGGCATCTTTATAGCCTCCAATGTCACAAAATAATGGTTTTGGTGTTCTGTAGAGAGGGGACGAGTATTGTGCAGCCTCCTCTGGGATTGTCCCAGAGGCTCGTCCTCTCCCTCAAAACACCAACCTCCAAAGGAGTATCTAGGGCTATGATAGTTGGCTACCTTTCTTTTATCCTCACCTTATTGGTTGCGGGGATAGTTACTGACCTAATGAGTTGGGCTTTCCTCTTTGGCCTAGTCTCCCTTTCAGTCCTTTATTTCTTCCTCTACATCATCCTTACCTACCTTTTGAGGAGGCTTCATCATGGGATGGACTAAGCGCCACGGCATTATGCTATGCCAACCCCTAGATGACCGCAACCTATCGCGCAACTTCCAAAGCTTCCCTAAAATGCTGGCTCAGCCCAAACTGGATGGGATGCGCTGTTGGGTGAGTTGGGAAGATGGAGAACCTACTCTTTGGTCAAGTGAAGGTAACATCTTCCACTCCGTCCCCCACATAGAACTTGCTCTAAAAGAGCTGCTCCCCATAAGCGGCCCTCTCCAATTCGATGGGGAACTTTACACTCATAATCTCCCCTTTGAGAAAATAGTGAGTATTGGGAAGAGAAAGGAGGCCAACCTCCACGATGATTGTTGGGATCTGTGCTACCATATCTTTGATTACAAGAGTCGGGAGCCTCAAGCAGATCGCTACCTAACCTTGAGTCGCTTGCGGGAGCGGTGGGAACTGGAAGCCTCTCTTCAGTGCCTCTCTGTCTTACAATGGGTTCCTACATTTGTCATCCAAAGAAATGAGGTAGAGTCTTATCTTGACCGTTTCGTTGGTCAGGGCTATGAGGGAATTATTCTAAGGAATCCTATCGCTCCTTATGTTGAGAAACGCCCTTGGACTATGTTGAAGTGGAAACCTTCCAAGAAGGATTGGTATCAGATAGTAGCCTTTGGGGAGGCTATAAGTGAGGATGGTATCCCTCTTGGGCGGCTCGGCTTCTTGACCTGTCGTGATAGGTACGGAAACGAGTTCAATGTTGGCCCAGGTTTAGGCATTTCACACGAGAAGGCTCGCGAGCTATGGCAAGCAGGTCTTTCTATTATTGGTAAGTATGCTGAAGTCTACTATCAAAACCTTACTAAAGCCGGCGTCCCACGGTTTGGGAAGTTCTCTCTTATCGTAGACGCCACTGATATGAGTGGGGAGTCCCACTGAAAAGGTAAAGGAGCCTATCATGTCTAAAGCGTTGCGTAAGAAGATTTTGCAAAAGGTAGAAACCATCATTTGTGATGAGCGCCAAGATGCTTACGGCGATCCTGAGGAGTCTTTCGAGAGGATTGCCAAGTATTGGTCAACTTATCTCAACACCCCTATAACTCCTCTCCAAGTATCTAATATGATGATCTTGCTCAAGATTGCCAGAACGCAAGGCCAAATAGGTAAGCTGGACAACTACCTTGACGCCGCTGGATATGCTGTAATCTCTGGCTTTCTCCTTATACAAAGTGAGGGAGAGGTCTAATGCAGATTCCTAACTCTCTCCCTATTCCACGAAAGGACGAGTTGTGGGGAATAGTGGACTCGACCAAACTTCAGTCATTCTGTAGCTGTCCCCGCCAATTCTTTTACGAATACGTCTTGGGATGGCGCCCAGAAGCTTCCTCCAACCATCTTATTTTTGGTCAGGCGTGGCATGCAGCCTTGGAGCATCTCTACAGAACGAGCTTCAAGGAAGTAGCTCCAGCTTTTGAGCTTTTCCTTGAGGTGTACAGAAAAGAGTTTCCTGAAACCACTGATGGATGGTTCAAAGGAAAATCTCCCCAGAACGCGATGCTCGCTCTTGTGGAATACGCCCAGATGTACGCCTCCGACTTATATGACTTCCAAGTTCTCGACTCAGAGGTAGGCGGCTTGGTATCTATTCAAGACGCTGAAGGCAATCCCTCCAATGTAAGGGAGATGGCTGTCAAGCTCGACCTTATAGCCCAAAAAGAGGATACCATCTTTGCTTTGGAGCATAAAACTGGGAGTCAGTGTGGAGAGTCGTGGGCGCGCCAGTGGAAGCTCTCAATCCAGATTGGGGCCTATCTTCATGCACTCCTCTCTGCATACCCTGACCAGAATGTAGAAAACACCTCTGTGGTAGTGAACGGGACTTTTTTCTATACCAAAGAGAGAAAATTCCTCCGGGTTCCCTGCTTGAGGAGTAACGCGGCCATGCTGGATTGGCTTTCCACTGTAAATACTCTCTATTCTAGGATAGAGGACAACTTTTACCTCCTCTCTACTCAGAGCGACAAAGATACCGTATTGGAAGCCTTTCCCAAACACCCAACAGCTTGTAACAACTATGCAGGATGTAAGTATCATGACCTCTGTGTATGTGTACAGAATCCCTTGCGCTTGGTTGGGGACGAACCACCGATTGGATATACCCTCTTCTGGTGGAACCCTCTTGAATCCGTCGAAAACTCTTTACACGCTAAAGGAGCTTCCTAATGTTTCCGCAAAAAAGAAACCTCCCTTCCCCTCAAGTCTCCGCGAGAGAAGACAAAGCCGACAAGGTTATCGCAGATCTTCGTTCTCAGTACAACGCATCTGCAATGACTCGATATCTCCAATTCTTGATTTACGGCCCGAGTGGGTCTGGGAAGACTTATAGCCTGAGAACCGCTCGCAAACCTTTGTTTGTCAACTCCTTTGATCCCGGCGGATCTATAGCCTTAGCTGATCTTGTAGAAAAGGGAGAGGCTATCGTTGTAACTTCTTATGAGAAAGAGGATGCCGAAAATCCTACGGCCTTCGCCCAGTGGGATAGCGACTTCGATAAGTTTGAATCCTCTGGGATTTTCTCCCGCGTGGGCACCTACGTCATAGATAGTGCCACTACTTGGGGACAGGCTGCCTTGAATGAGGTTATGAAGAGGGCGAAGCGCGCAGGGGGAGTTCCCCAACAGAATGATTGGTATCCTCAAATGGTGCTGATGGAAGCGGCTCTTCGCAGAATAATGTCTCTCCCCTGTGATGTAGTCTTCATCTGCCACGACGACATCTTGAAAGATGAAATCTTGGGCCGCGTAATAAGATCTCCTATGCTCACTGGGAAGGCCAAAAAGAGAATCCCCCTCCTTTTCTCCGAAATCTATTATGCAGATGTGAGGAGAAGCAGCAAGGGTTCTGAGTATGTCTGGCAGATATCCAAAGACTCCACAAATGAGGCTCGCTCTCGTCTGAGAGCTGCCGCAGTGGAGCAGGTAGGAGATCTTGAGCCGCAAAACTTCCAAGCTTTGATGAGGAAGTTTGGCCACTCCTATGAAGACCTCCCCACTTTTGTGTCCTAACTTCAGGCCAAATTTTGGCCTAAAGTTTTACCCTTTCCACTATAACCGCCCAATAGGGCAAAGGAACAGTTATGGGAATCCTTTCTCAGTTTGACCTGGACAACGTGCCGGAACTCGCCGCCGTCCCCGCTGGGGAATACGAAGTCTGTATCATCGAAGCCGGTGATTATGTGGGCAAGGAGAGCGGAAAGCAGAGCATCCGCGTGGTCTTTGAAATCATGAACGAACCCAACGCCCAGAATGTCTACCACTACATCAGTCTGCCGAATTCTGATGATGATGAAAAGGTGGCCAACAGCAAGCTGCGGCGTGCCAAGCAGTTCCTCAAGGCCTTTGACCTTTCCTCTGAGGATGATTATGCTGAGTGGACGGGCCGCATCAGTTGGGCGCTCCTGGACGTAGAGGATGATAGGAATGGTGAGGCCCGTAACCGCATCACCAGCTTTATTGGCAGCAAGTAATCTCTAGCCGAAGGATGGGAGATAGCTAACGGCCTCTCCCATCCTTCTTTTTGGAGCAGTGTATGAACGAAAGGCCGACTCACAGAAGAATAACCATCCAAGTGACCTCTGATCTGTATGACCGGGTCTGGGCTTGCTTCCAGTGGGGGGAGAGAAACAGAATACTCGTAGCCATGCTGGAGTGGTTATGTGATAAGGTAGAATCTCATGGAAATGAGGCTCTTCTCCTGCTCTTGCGCGAGCAGGATTTTGACTCTTTGGTGAAGATGAGAGAGGGAGAAGATGGCAACGATTGAAGACCTTCCTATCAAACGCTTCCAGGACATGTCAGACGAGGAGCTTTTGGCTGCAATCTTAGCAGCCCGCTCAAGGAGAAGAAATCCTCCTAAAGAGATAAAGGAAGCCACAATAAAAAAAGCTGTGGCTAAAAAGAAGCAGGGAAAGGCTGCGGCCCTCAAAGATCCGACATCCTTCCTGAAAGGAATTACCCCTGAAGACGCCCAAAAACTTTTAGCCCAACTTAGGAGTGCAAAATGACTGTCGTAAAAATCCCTGGCTGCAAGCTCTCAACTATCGCCATCTCTGATATACACGAAGGTGAAAGATTCCGAGAGGATTATGGAGACCTGACTGACCTTTGCCACTCTATAAAGACCCACGGCCTTATCAATCCCATAGCAGTGGCTCCTTCTTCTGGCCCCGCCAAATACATTCTGGTGGCCGGAGGGCGTCGTTTGAGAGCTTGCCAGCAACTGGAGATGGCCTCCGTCCCTGTTCGCATCTTCACTGGAGATGTCTCAGAGCTTGATCTCCGAATTCTGGAACTGGCTGAGAATATTCAGCGAAAGGACATGACATGGCAAGAGAGCAATCGACTTCAGCGAGAAATCCACAAACTGCAGCAGGAAAAGTTTGGTGTGCCAACTCCGGGCAATATATCTTCGGATGGTTGGCGGATGGAGGACACTGCTGCGATGCTCGGCGTCAGCCGTGCAAAGGTAGGCGACGCCATCAAGCTCACAGAGCAACTGGAAGCCTATGCCTCCGTTTTGGGAGACCCTGGAAAGTTCAAAACTGAGAACGACGCCAGGAAAGCTGTAAAGCGGGTGGAAGAGGCCATGATGCGTGTGGAACTTGCCAAGCGAGCAGAGAAGCGCGCCTCCTCTAACTCCTTCGCCCAGAAGATAATAGAATCTTATCAGATTGGCGACTGTTTGGACGCCATGTCTCAAATGCCTGATGAGATGTATGACTTCTGTGAGGTAGACCCTCCTTATGGTATAGATCTTGACGTAGTAAAGAGGAATAATGACTGCGAGGGGTATAATGAAATCTCTCAGGACGAGTATCTGGTGGAGACAAAGAAAATCCTCTCCCTTTGCTATGCCAAGCTGAAGCAAAACACCTATTGCATCTATTGGTTTGGGATAGACCCTTGGCTCGAATACATCTACAAGATAGCCAAAGAGGTAGGCTTCAAAGGCTCCAGAATCCCTCTTATCTGGACTAAGCCGAATGGGCAGAGTCTCAACCCTAATCAGAACCTAGCCACCTGCTACGAAACTGCTTTCGTATTTAGAAAAGGCCAGCCTATGCTCGCCAAACCTGGCCGCTCCAACATCTTCTCTTTCTCCCCAGAGATCGCTGAAAACAAGTATCACCCCACTCAAAAACCCCTCGATCTTTACCAAGAGATCTATCAAACCTTCTCTTTTGAGAACGCCAAGTGCCTAGTTCCCTTCGCCGGCTCTGGTGCTAGTCTCCTCGCCGCCTATACAACAAAGCGTCAGGCGATAGGCTTCGACCTCACAACCGAATACAAGGGAGGTTTTATCCAATCTGTAAACTCTCTCTTCCTTACCGATGCCCAAACTGGGGAATAGATATACATAAGCGGGATTTTTTTGATTGTCGGTATATTGGCATGTGGGCAGGGTGTAAAACGCCGGTTATACACGGTTATAACCGCCACAAATGAGGTGTTATTCAATGGCATTTTCCGATTCGCTGGCTCGAATGCGGGCAATATCTAAAACCTTTGTAGCGCCTAGAGGAACCTCTATTGCGTCTCGAATAGTTTGTGGCGAGCAGCCTGGGCAGACAGAGTGTGTGTTGAAAGAACCTTTTGTTGGGCCTGCTGGAAAGTTATTGAAGGCCTGCCTATCCCACGCACAGATCCCCCTAGCTTCTTGCTATTTCACGAATGTGCTAAAGGACTATGATAGCCCTATGGAATCCTACTGCGTTCCCCCTCGCTCCAGAAAAGCCTCCCCAGCTTGGGCAGGTCGAGGACAGGAATATGTAGAGCTATTGAGGGAGGAGGTGAATAGCCACCCTGCAAAGCAGATAATAGCAGTAGGGAACGTAGCTCTGGCTGCCCTAACTGGGCGATGGGGAATTACTAAATGGAGGGGAAGCCTTATTCCCTGCCTGTTCAATGAGGAAAAGTATGTAATCCCCATAATTCATCCTGCCTCTGTATTGCGAGGGAGTAGCGAGAACAAGCATCTTATAGTCTGTGATCTGAAAAAAGCCGTAATGTATGAGCAGAACGATTATAGGCTGAGAGAAAGAAAAGTCCTAACCAAGCCTACTTTCGTAGA